GCTTCGGTGCGCGATTCGCTTGATCTGTTACTTCGATTGTCAAGTCAATGTTGTTGTCGTAATCTGTGTAAAATGCCGTGTGAACATAATCGCCAATCACGCCGGTAATCAAATTGTCCGCTTTGACCAATACTATTTTATATAGTCCTACTTGAACATCGGATAAATCGCTTTCGAGAACTTCTAACGACATGAAACCTTTGGCTACTCCGTTATACAGTTTTCTTTCGAGAATTATTTCACTTGTTACCAAATCTATAATTCTTGCATAAACTGATTTGTCACAAATGTTGGCTGGAGTACGATCTGGATTGAATACTCTGAACTGGAGTGAGTTATCTACTCCCTTGTGCAATTTCATTGGTCTTTTATTCATAGGTGCGTTGTCCATAACATCGTTAGTAAACCTATCTCGCTTGAGTAATAGGCGTCGTACATCTTTGTATAAATATAGGTGCTGGGTAGAAGTTTCCACTGATAATCCCTTGAAACATATAATTACACGTATTTATCAATAAGAAGAGATATGATATTAACAGACAAGTTTAGAGAAAACTTTCCATTTATTAGTTGTGTGAAATGCAAAGAAAGAGAACACATTTGCATCATACAGAATCACGATGATAAGATTATGACCTTTTATGATTTTGGGAAGATAAGAATTGATAGTGAACTAAAGGACATATTATCACTAGGTGAAATATGGTGGCATGAAAGCAATCGCAAATTACCTATTAATGTGTTCCTTGGTTCGGCCATGAGACACTTTCAGTATTGCTTAACCACTATACCCATGAAAGATGCCGAGGTTGCGTTCGGGCCAATTACTAGCATGAACAACTTATTAACCAAGCGTATTAAGCGCAGACAAATACAACTGGTTAGACGACCAGACTAATCCATTTCCTCTAGTTGCTCAACTAATAAATTCATCTGCACAGTAATTGCTATCGAATACGATATAGCGTGAGCACGTTTAAAGAAATATGATCCGTCGCTCGGGCGAGTCCACACTTCCTTTTCAATATCGGCCCAGGGTCTTCCTGTAAGATGTTTCTTGCCGGGTCTGATTAGTGCAAGCACCATTGCAAGCTGATTCACGCTCGTTGGACTGTACTGTTTAAGTAGTCCTGAGTATTCCTTAACATGAAATAATAGTTCTACAAAATCCTTGGCCAGTAACAATTCCCAGCGTGGTTCTTTGGCTAATAACGCCTTTAAATGCTCGTTAGATTTAACACCTTCGTAAACACCTGCGTTGAGGAAATCAACCTTAAAATACCCAAGTTTTTCGGCTTCTTTATAGTCGATAGTAGCAAGGTTTGTACTCGGGTCACGCGGTATGTTTTGGAAGTATACACCTGTGTTATGCTTCTCTGTTCTGTCTTGGCGAACAATAATTGCGCGGGCGGCTTTGAGTCCTGCTAATGCTTTATCACGGTCTGGAAAATCTAAGTCAATATCAAACGAGATCTTCTTTGTCATAGGCCTGATGCTCCTAGTATTTCCTTTGCAAACGTAACGTCCTCTTTGTACTTGATCATTTTACCTTGCCAAAACTTAGGATCAATTTTACTTTCAATTATGCCAAACTGCTCGTCGTTGAATTCGTCGAGCAATTCAGTTGCGCTTCCTGCAAGGAATATTACCCATGGACTAATCTTGCCCATCTTGATAACATACGTTGCTTCTGTTGCTGTAATCTCTCTAAAGAAGTTGCTTAGCTCTAAGTTCTTTCCTGTTGTCCACTTGTCCATGAATATAACAGATCGCTCAAGTGCCTTTTCGACAGGCTCGCGCTTTACAAAGTCATCCACAAACGCATCATAGACATGCTCTTTTTCCCAGTCGTTTAGCTTGACTCCATTCTTGATAACAAAGTCAACAAACAATTCAGTGTCAATAGGTTCTATGGTGGTCAAGTGTCTTCCGAATTTAACAAATCCTACATAGTAACTGCTTGACATAAAGTCCTCAAATGTCTTAGGCTTTTTGCTGTGCGTAGTTAAGGCGAAGAAACGCTGAAAGACTCTAAACCCCAATCTTGAAGCTGTCGAATCTTTTTCAGCATAACGCTTTTTGTTTTTGCACATATGGTTCGCAAGTGTGCGCTCTGTGCTAAATCCTTTTTTACAGAATTTACACTTATGCTCCCTCTTGCGTGATCCTAACAATATCTTGTTCATCTACTGGGTCACCTACTTGTACTTCGATTATCTTCAGTTGTTCTTTGGGCAATGTTATATTTGTTATTCTGTGCAACTCCATCGGACCAATAACTATAGTGTTGCCTGCCGATAGTTCAAATTGTTTACCGCCATGTTCCACTAATGCGACACCGGATTCAATAAACCAATGCTCAGCTCGATTGTAATGAAACTGCAAACTGATGCTTGCCCACGGATCTATGTCTAACTGCTTTACTTTAACACGATCGCTAACATGAAGTACAGTGTATGAGCCCCACTTTCGATCTACTTTTTCTTGTTGCATAACTCTGCTATTTCCTTGTTGTTATAACCAGCCGATCTAAATAGTTCAACTTTTTCATCTTCGGTCATTAATTCTTCGAGTAGTTCAAGATCGTCTGATTTGTAATGCGGATGCAATTTATATAGTGCTTCTTGTACTTTACTCTTTGCTTGTTTGCGTCCTGGTGGTACCCAAGGGTGGAACTGCTTTGTCCCTGCGCCACACAAACATAGCAGTTTCCATTGTAACTCAGGGTGCTTACTAATGCACGAGAAATCTCTGTTTACAATTTCGTTAACCATTATTAAATGATGATCAACTAAACTTTGTTGCTTGACCGAGCTCATAAAGCGCATGAGTACATAAGGAGATATTTCTTTCTTTTCCTCTGCGCTTAATGATGCATAATAATCTTTATTACGCAGATCAATTTGCGGCAGAACAACTTTAAATAAATCTAGTTTTTTGCCTGTTGCCATTATGCAAACAACTCCGCTAATTGTAGGTTATCCGGTATCTTGTTAAGCTCTTTAACAAACAATGCACACAGCGGACTTTCGCCTTCTTCAAGCGGGCTTACTAACATGGCACCGTTTTTAAGTTTAGGAAAGAACCATTTGACTTCTGCATATATGTCAACGATCTCAACTTCAACAGGCTTAATGACCATGTGTTTAAGGGGGTTGTATGCGACTGTAAAGAACCCTCTATCGTTAAGACTGGTAAGTGGCACAACCTCCATGTCTGTCATGTCTTCGTCGCATACAAGCATGGACCAGTCTAATGGCACTTTGATACGCTCTTCGCCAATCTTCAATACAATAGCTGGTGCATAAAACGACTCAAGAAAGATCAACGGGTAGAAAAAGTAATCTACATACTCTCTGTCTGATGTGTCGAATACGCAATATCTAATGTCTTCTACTTCATCCGGAATACGATCCAGATTGTAGGACTTATTATCAACCGTTAGTATTTTCAATTTGTTTCTCCTGTGCTAGCAGTTGCTGGATCTTTGCCGCAACTTCGTCATTACTTAACATGCGGTTTGTCATTTCGGGCGAATATTCCCATACACCATCATCGGCAACAAGTGCGCCTGGTGCTTCAACGTTTTCTGGATTTCTGTATATTGCAAGTCCTAGCGGGTGCATAACTTCTTTGTTAATGCGTTGCAATAATCCTAAGTCTGAAATTTCATTCCAGTTAATAGCTACCTGATTACTTTCCTTGTGCATGTGTATCTCCTAATATTCAACTTTCTTTAGTTTAAATGGGTATTCAGCATCTTTGTAATGTTTTTTACGTTTTGCTAGGTGGCGTTTTGAATATTTGCAAGTCGATGAAACATCATAGACATTTACAAAATCTTTGTCTTCTGCAACCCTGAGGCCACGTCCAATTGATTGGATAACACGAATAAAACTCTTACCCGGCTCAAACAGTACAAGGTTAAATAAACGGTTTATGGAGATACCTGTACTTGCAACACCGTATGTCGCAATGATTATTTTACCGTCTACGTCTTGTATGCTTTTGTATTCTTCTTTGCGACTTGACGATTTAACCGATCCGTCTATAAACACAGAATTTGGAATAAACTCGTTAAACAGCTTTCCGGTTTCTATGCGATCAACCAGTATAAGCGTGTTGCCGTTTTCTTCAGTTACGCCAATGACCATGTCGCCGATTGTTTGTATACGCTTACGATTACTTGTAAGCCATTTCAGCTCGCTTTGATAATTATCGAATATATCGTTGAAGTCTTTCAATTGCCAAAGTTCAATTTCGAGATTGGCTAGATAACCCTTGGCTTGCAAGTCGGATGCCTTGATTGAATTTATAGCAGGACCAATGCAGGATGTAACTGCTACCTTTTCGTGATCTTCCTGTGGTAGGGTACCTGTTAGTCCCCATCGCATAGGAACATGCGCAAATGGACCAGATAATAGTTTTCTTAGTACAGCGGCTTTGGACTTGTGTACTTCATCGACCATTACGCAAATAACGTCTTCGAGAAATTCATTTATGTCAACATTGGCAGAGCCGTCTTTGGTTTTCTTCACCAACGCTTCGAGACTTTGCCATGTGCATATTGTATGCTGATGCGATAAGTCTTTTCTATCGCCAAAATATACACCTACATCAAGTCCGAAGTTTATGTAATCATCTTCTGTTTGTGTTACTAGATCTTTGGATGGTACAATTACAACTGACTTGCCGTACTTTTCTACTTTGTCAGAAAGTATAGCGCACACAACCGTTTTACCGCCTGCTGTTGGACATACGTTAATTGATTGTATTGTTCCGAGATACGAATTAATCATTTCGACTTGATGTTCGCGTAGCTCAATTGGCTGTCCTGCCATTGGATGACCAGCGGGCCATGTTATGTGACTGTATGATTTTTCATCGACTTCGTCAAATTCAAATTCGTACTGTACACGCCTGTCGTCGATCTCGATGCTGTAACCAGATTGTTGAATAATCGGAATAAGATCAGTGATAAGGTTTATATACGTTCTGCCGCCAATATCACAAAATGATACGGTGCCATCCCAACGTCCTAGACGGAATGCTGGCGTGTGTCTTGCATGCGGTAAGAAGAACTTTAACTTATCTACTAACTTTCTACGTGTTGCTACATCTAGTCCGTTGAACCGTACATTAACTTCATCACGAACTTCTAATATGCATTCCTTTGCCATTTGTATTCCTTTTGTGCTTCCTGCACATTATAGCATGTTCTATTCGATATTGCTACCTAAATTTTTAAGAAAATCTGGCCACGAGTTTTCTTTTGCGTGTGCCTTCTAACGCTTGGTATATTTTTTCCTCTTCCCTGGCCTTGGACCAAGCGTCGTAGTACTTGTCGGTGTGCTGTGCAATAAGGTTAAGCTGATCGAATATAGCTGGGTTGGTTGTTTTAACATGTAATCTTTTGACATCTGGGTTACATTCTTCCTGGATAACCAGTACCACATCGTTTCCTGATTTATGCCTGTACGTCCTTGTAGAACTACCAGCCCGGCCTAGGCTACCCAGGGTATGTCGGGTATGTCGGTAGCCTAGTTCGCGCAGTGCTTGGCATAAAGCTACTTGGGCTTGCTCTATACTTTCCCACCATGCATCATATGCCAACTCGACATCGTTTATATCGTCTGCTTTATTCACCTGCCACCTCTGCATAAGTTTTTAACATTTCGATTTCATTTGATATGGATAGCTTTTCCTCAACAGTGCGTTTAACCAAATTGGGAAATTCATTATTAAACGTGTCTATCATTTTTTTAATGCCCTTCAATCTACGAAGATCTATATTGGTTTGGACAATCTCAGCTTTGTGCTTGTGTGAGTCAGGGAAGAAGATAACAAGGAACTCTTGCTTGTGTAAATGTCTCGATTCAAAATACTCGTTTCTATTTCTTGCTGATGCAAAACGAATGCACTCATATGGTTCCAGATTGCTGAACTGATTATCAATAAATTGATAATCCTGCTCGATCTCCGAAACTGAACTAAACTCGTTATGCTGCCAGTCGTGTACCAAATCATGCCTGAACAATAGTTCAGAAATTATAGCATGCAGAGAATCATGAGGATATTCATATAGCTCGTTGGATAGCTGTTTTTGCTTGACGATCAATGCTCGGATGTCGAGGTTTGGAGTAAACATAATAATGCCTATATAAATATAATACAGGCATTATAACTTAATTGAAGTCTTTAGTCAATAGAAACATCGTCTAGACCAGATGCTCGTAGCTTAGTGATATGCCCTATCATCCAGCCTTTGCTGTCAATGCCTTTTAACACACCAAGAAACTTGTTGCGAACCAATGCAAACTCATTTATGATTAATGCCATATCCACAACGTCGATATCGCCTTCGGCAAATTTGTCTGCATCTCGCGAACTAAGTGTCTTGTTGTAATGTTCGAGGTACTTGCGAAAAGCGGCATTTTTCTTCTTTCTTAGTTCGATGTTTAAATGCTCTAAGATAGCTTCAATTTCTTGCAACTGCCCAAACCTATGCTCAACGATGCCTGGTAATTCAGACCCGTGTCGCTCAATAGACTTTCCACGTAAAGATAGCTCTTTCTTTGCATCTTCATATTCTAATTCGAAATGATCGATGCAATCAGGAAGTTCTCCTAAATCTCTAGTGACTTTTCTGTACCAATAACTCATGCAGTGTCAGCTCTTGTTAACCCGTTTGAAATGGCCTTGACAAACATTACTGCTCGCCTATGTTGGCTAGGAATACGATTCCTGAGCATAAACATTCTGTGAGGAATATTTAACTTTTCCGTCAGCTTATTATGCAGTTTGGTAAGATTGAGTGGTTGCACTATCCATTTGATAGTTTCCGGATCAGTCATTACCATAACAGACAATTCGTCCTCGACCAGTGCTCTTACTGACTTGACGTCTTGCGTGTCGATTGCGGCAAATATACGTTCCATTAAATCTTCAATTTTACTCATTGTCATCCTCGTCGAATTCAAATTCGTAGTGGGCAATAATAGCATCTTTTAATACGTGATCCTCGAATGCAATTACTGCTTGTTCGCTTATGTCTAATAAGCCGTGATCATCAAGTGTTGAAACAACCGCGTCTGCAACTGCTGTTGCATCGTTCTTATTAAGGAACGGCTTTATTTGAGACCATAGCTCTATTAGCGTTTCGTCGTCCATTAACATACTCCTAAAAAATGCGCCATCTCTGACGCATTGTAATTTTAATCTTCGATTTCTTCTACTTCAACCACAACGTCACGTTTGATATCCTTGATATCAAACTCCAACATGAGTGTGTCATAGAACTCATTGGTCATGTGCTTGCGAAACTGTACAATTTCTTCGCCTGTGTCTTTGGACACGTAACGATATCGGTTGCCTTGCTTCTGCAATATGCCTGCGGTTTCAAATAACTCAAACAAACCCGAGTACGGATCCATACCACTTTCATACGGAATGTATACATCAACTTTCTCAAACGGCTTGGCATAACGCGACTTCATTATCTTACACGAAGCTTTAATGCCGCGTATGTCGGTTACTTTCTTGCCGTCAGCATCTTCTTTGAGTTTCTTCTTACGCATTGCAACTACAATTGACGATGCATATATAAAGCCCTGTCCGCCTGATACTTTATCATCAGGATCAAACATGTCTTGTGATGCATACGTGTGATTGGTTGCTACTAAGCCTACATTGTAAGGTGCAATCAAGTTAACTGTATTTCGTACCAATGCAGTTAATGACTTTGCTTTACGACCTAAGTCACCTTTCATGTCGCCTTTTTCAAACTGATTGACATCTGTTGGTGTTAATAACATGCCCAAGGAATCGATAATAAACAATATCTTGGGTGCGTCACTTTCAGTTTTGGCCATATCATAATCTGCTTTATATGATTTCATAAATTCAGATATTGTTTTGGCAACATCATCTACCATAGAACACCCAATCTTGAGCAACTTGTCTTCTGATGTGTCTACACCAACTGCATGTAACCACGATTCGTCTAACGCATTCTCTGTGTCTATTAGTACAACAAAGATGCCTTGCTCTTGTGCGTTGCGTGCTATGTTCCCAGAGCAAATGTAACTTTTACCAGAGCCGGACTCACCTGCAAATACTGTTACTTTACCTAGAGGTATACCTGTGTGAAAATCGCCCGAAAGCAAATAATTCAAACAGAAGTTACCTGTGCTCACCCAAGTTGTCGGATCATGGAAACCAGTGTGTACACCAGTTATTGATTTGGTTAGGGATTTGCGAAACTTTGACGGATCAAAGTGTTTAGTCATACGGATACTCCATTGTTATCATAATGCCCGGTGTTACCCGGGCATATTGATTATCGTCTGTTGCGGATTTTTGCTAGGATGTCTTCGGCGTTTGAAGAACCAGATGAAGTAACTACTTCTTCTTTCTTAGGCTCTGCTTTAGGCGCGTCAGGAGTAAACGGTGGCTTACTGTCTGTTACAGTTTCTGCTTTTGGAGCAGGAGTACTGTCTGCCTTTGGCGCTGTGTTTGATGCTGGTGCTGGTGTTGTGGACTCAGTTGAACCCGCATACTCAAAACCCCATGGGCGGTAGTACTTTGCCCAACGCTCAGGATCGTACATCTCGCCATTAACCGATGCTTCGAACATTTCGTATATGGCACCTAGTGCTTCCGGAGAAGGCTTAGGAGGCAACATTTCGCTAAGGTCTTTAAGACCATGTTCTTTAACTGCGGCTAAATGTTCTTCAGTTAACGCTGTTTCACGACGCGCCCACTTAGATGTGCTGTAGTCGGCATACTGACCTTTTTGTGTCTTTGTGATTGTAAAGTCTAAGCCGTTGTAATAATCAGTCGGCAAAGCTTCTAACTCAGGATCAAGCAAAGAGCTTTTAATGAGTGTGAAGATCTGTGGACCAATTACAAACTTACGAATAGGGTTATCCGGTAAGTCTTTTTCGTCGAGGCTACTGTCCTGCACAAAACCTTGGAAAATATAACTACGCTTTTTCCAATACTGCGATGCGGTCGTTTTCAGTGTTTCATCATTCCACCAAGGACGTACTTCTACAAGAACTGGGCAACTTTCGTTGTACATTTCCATGCATGGTACCTGTATTTGGATTT